CACTGGTTCAACTCCACAGGCGGCAAGAGATCAAATTTTAGGGTATGCTCAAAACCAAATACAAAACAGACAACAGCAAGCTCAAAACCTCATGAGAGGGTACCCTGTTTCTCTTTTCGGACAAAATTTTAATATCCCGAACGCATTTGGAATTGGCGCTGGGCTGTTATCGAAATTTAATCTGAGCAGAATAAACAGTGCATTGCAAAACCCTGAAGCAATTCCGGCTTTTGACACAACTGGAAAATTGGAGGGAGCTTATACCCCGGGGTTATTTGGTATTGGAGAAGTTTACACAGGAGCTAACAGGGGGCCAATGTTTGATGGCGAGGGTGGCCCAGAAGATGAAGTCGAAAAGGTCGTGCCACCGAACCCTCTGACAGGCGTTTGCCCCGAGGGTTATAAGTTTGACGATGATTTGCAGGCTTGCCGCCTCGATAATGACTCAGCCGAAGACACCTCCGACCCAATCACAAGTTCCGCTGACGGACTGATGTATCGTCCAACAGCGCTTGATCAGGCTCCGGCATTCGGTGGCGATGGCTTTGCGGATGCAAACCGACAGTTTGTAGAGTCTTTTGCCTACAACCCTGATTTTTACGACAATCAAATGGATTTGACCGGGTTCGTCCCTGTTCGTGGTTTATTGGGATGAGCGACGCAAAATTAAGAACCCAGCAAGAACGTGCGGCACACGCTGAACGGTTGCTGAAAGACCCTCTTTTGCAAGAGGCGTTTAAAACGCTCAACGATGAATTTATGCGCACATGGCGACAAACCGAGGTGGGTGACACTGAGGCTCGCGAGCGCATTTACAATCTTTGCACAGCACTCGACACGCTTAAACAGCAGATTGCGAGCGTGGTCGTGGATGGCAAAATTGCAAAGATGAATTTGGAGCAACAACAAAAAAATAGGTGATTAAAATGGCTGATAATTCCACCCCGGAAACCAGCGATCAACATTCTTTAAGTTTTAATGATGCTGTGACCTCGCTTTTAGACCCGCCCCCGGCGGATAACCAAGAGAGCGCGGCGGCAGAGCCTGAAGAAAATCAGGCTCAACCCTCTGAGTCAGCGGAGGTCGATACCGAAGCCGAAGATCAAACAGAGCCTGAAACCGATGAGGTTGATGACGATGACGTGATCGAAGGCGAGGCCGACGACGTTTACGATGAGGAAGATGCCTCTGAAGATGAGGCCGAAATTGAAGATGATGAGGAGCCTCTCTACACCGTCAAGGTTGACGGCAAGGAGATGGAGGTAGACCTCAAGACTCTCAAAGACGGCTTTATGATGCAGAGTGCGTTCACAAAGCGTATGCAGGAAGTCGCTGAAAAAAGCAAACAGGCCGATGCAAGTATTGCAGAGGCTCGCGAACAGCGAGACCAGTATTCGCATGGACTTCAGCTAGTACAGCAACACCTACAATCCATCACGGCTCAAGAGCCTGATTGGGATAGGTTGATGCAGGAATTAGACGCGAAGGAATACACCAGAGCCGTTCAAAACTGGAACGACCACAAGGCTAACTTGCAGTCTATAAATGATCAACAAGTCGTGATCCAAAGACAGCAGACGGCCGAGCATCAGGTCGCTTTTCAGGAACACTTGGTCAAAGAGAAAGAGAAAATGCTGGACGCTATTCCGGCATGGCGTGACGAGAAAACGATGCTTGACGAACGTCAGCAAGTTATCGAGTTCGCAAAAACGCAAGGCTACACTCCCGAGGAGATACAAGTCGCATCAGACGCTCGGGCAGTTAAAGCGCTCTACGACTCCTGGCAATTGTCCAAGCTAAATTTGCAGACAAATGCCGCTAAGAAAAAAGTGCGTAAGGCACCAAAAATGGCAAAAGCTGGTACTCCTCGTCCTAAAGGTGAAAGTCAAACGAGACGCAAAAAACAGTTAAGTCAGCGTCTCAATACAGAACGGAGCATCAATGCGGCCGTAGATCTTTACTTAGGATAAGAAAGGAGCCACGAGATGGCTACAGCTACCACTGCGAATAGTGTCGGTGAAAGGGAACAACTAGCCGACATCATCTATAAGGTGGACTCAGACGAGACACCTATTTTTTCATCAACCGCAAAAACCACCATCAATGGTGTTTTTGTTGAATGGCAGGTTTAGTTTTGAGCCTCGCTCATCAGTAATGGTGAGTTGCAACTGTGTGAACTCAGGGGAACCCCTAACGATATATGGCGAGGGCAATCCTGATCGAAGCCTCAAAAGAGGAACGAGCAACGACTATCCGCAAGGAGTACACTCAAGCGAGTGGAAGCGCACAGCCCCGCGATAGCGGGTGAAGATATAGTCTGATCTGGCAGGAAACTGTCAGCGGTCGAAAGACGGTCAGGGGATTAGCGAACCCTGATGAACAAAATGTCAAGAATTAGCATCTGCTACAACTAACCATGTCAACGAAGGCGCTGACATGAGTGACACTGGCGTGACGGCCACTGTGCGTCTGGGCAACTATGCGCAGATATCACAGAAAGGTAAATTTTGCCTCGCCGCCTAGCAATGGGCGGTTGCAACTGTGTGAACTCAGTGGAACCCCTAACGTAGAGTCGAGGGCAATACTGAGCCAAGCCTTAGAAATAAGGAAGGTGCAACGACTATCCCAAACGGGAGTAGGGTCAAGCGACCCGAAGCGCACAGCCCCGCATCAGCGGGTGAAGATATAGTCTGAACTTATGTGAAAGCATAAGCGGTCGAAAGACGGTCAGGGGATTAGCGAACCCTGATGAACATTTTGGTCATAATTTCAAAAACCCTCGACGCTGTTGAAAAAGCAGGTCGGGATCGTGAAGTGGCGTACCAGAAGGTTTTGAAAGGCCTTGAGTTACGCCGCGACATCGAACACATGATTGGCAACACAGACGTGGCTCGCGCCGCATCTGGCCCACGCAAATCAGCATCGCTGACTAGCTGGATGACAAACGGTTCAGTCGGTGGTGGTTCTGGTGCATTCGCAACTGGCGATGGCACTGACACTGTCACAGGTGGTAACGACCGTGCGTTGACTCTGGCACTCATTGATGACGCCACGCAAGACGCATGGTCAGACGGGGGCAACCCTTCTCTGTTGGTGTGTTCTGCAACCAATCGTGCGAACATCAGTGATCTGAGTCAGTCAGGCACAAACTTGGTCACAAACCAAGTGAATGCCACTGCAAACACCGCACCGTCATTTGTCGGGAGCGTGAGTGTGTATCTCAATGACTTCGGTCAATTGAGCATCACGCCATCACGCTTCATGGGCAATGACCGCCTGTTTGTCATCGATCCTAACTACGTTGAGGTCGGAACATTAGCGGGACGCAATTTCTCTGAAAACGAAATTGGGTCAAGCGGTGACGCTGAAAAGATGCAGATCATCTGTGAGTGGAGTTTGTGTGTGAAAGCGCCAAAAGCCCACGCGGTGATTATGGATCTTAACGGTTCATAAAAAAAAATTGGGGCGCGGGTTCTCCCATTCTCGCGCCTCATTCTAACTGGTGAAAAAAAATGAGCAAACGACTAATCAGAAACGATGCGCAAAAACGCGCTCAAACGTGGATGCATGAAAACGATGATGGCGGCTGGACGATTGAACAGAAACAGCATGTGGGTCACGTTCTTGAGCATAACAAGCGCCTGCGCGATGAGTGGCAAAAAGGCCAGCTAACTGGCAACACGCAGAAGCACTGGCAACAGGTCGCGGAAATCCCAGCTAACGTTTTCATGGAACTCAAAGAGAGGTTTGGGGACTATAAGGACAATCCGAAGGCATGGCGTAAGTGGCTGAATGACTACGATAACCGATTTTTTAGAACAGGTGGTGGGCATATCTAATGGCGATAGCAACCTACACGGATTTGCAAACAAGCATTGAGAACTTTCTCGCGAGGACAGACCTGACTGCGCAAATTCCTGATTTTATTAAACTGGCAGAGGCGCGTATGTCTCGCGAGCTTGAGACTCGGTCACAGGAAAAACGTGCCACCGCCTCAACGGTTGCTGGCAACGAGTACATTGCCTTGCCGACAGATTTGCGAGAGGTGCGTGAGGTAAAACTCAACACATCGCCTTTGACCGTCCTGGCATATAAAAGCCCCACAGGCATCGACGAGGATCACCCAACCGCCGGGCAGAGCAAGCCTTTGTCCTACACAATCATTGGTGATGAAATAAGGCTCCGCCCGGTGCCAGATGCTGTCTACACAGTCGAGATCATCTACGTTGGTGAGATCACACCCTTGTCAGCGACAAACACGACTAACACCATTTTAAGCCGACACCCAGACGCATATCTCAGCGGGGCTCTGGTTGAGGCTTATACCTATTTGATGGATGAAAGTAGAGCGCAACTGTACGACCAAAAATTTAGTCGTGCCATTGCTGAAATTCAAAAGGACAGCGAGAGGGCGCACTATGGCACTGGCTCGCTACAAATCCAATCAATTTATCAACGACAAAATTCAGGAGTTTAAGAGATGAGTGCGCTTTCCGATTATGCTGAAAATGAGTTGCTTGACCATCTTCTGGGAACAGGCGCTTTCACAATGCCAACGGCTGTTTACGTTGGCCTGTCGACTGGATCTTTCAATGACGATAACTCTGGAACAGAGCTTAGTGGTAACAATTACACCCGCAAGGCCATCACCTTTGGCGCGGCTTCATCTGGAACCGCGTCAAATAATGCGGCGGTTGAATTTAACGCGGCTACGGGTTCGTGGGGTACAGTTTCGCACTTTGGCTTATTTGATGCGGCGTCCTCTGGTAATCTTTTGATCCACGGAGCGCTGACTGCGAGCAAGGTCATCGCGACCGGAGATATTCTTAAAATTGCTGTCAGTGATATGAACATCACAGCCGCATAATGTCTACAACTGCACCTCTCGACCGCATATCGGGGACGATAGACAGCTATAGTTTCACGCTCGACACGCTTGGCGATAAAGTCGCGTGGACAGCGATTGCGCTGGATCAGATGGATGCTTGGGGTGCGCTTGACAACTGGAACTTTGGCACGTTAGACGGTCTTGCTTTAGAGGTTAAAGTTGCCGAAGGCGCGGCCGCAGGCGCGGTAACTTCGACAGCCAGCGCCGTCAAACTAAAGGGCATTTTAGCGTCCGTGAGTGTGGCGGTCACACAAAGCACTGCCGCAACGCGAGAAAGGACAGTCGCCGCATCGGTCAGCGCGATAGCAACGCAGGCGAGTGCGTTCATCAGGGTTCGCCCTTTTGAGGCGCTAATCAGTGCAGTTGGGTCAGCAACGCTTGCTGGCACAAGAGTCAGGCCGATGGCTGGCTCGGTGACAATGTCATCCTCGGCCACGTCAAATTCTAACTTTGTGACGTTGGCTAGTGGGTCGGCATCGATGGCATATACTGCTACCTGTGCCATCAAGGGCGTTTTTGCTATGCCTTCAACCGCCAGCGTCTCAATGACGCCGACCGTCAATATGAAGATTATGGGTGAAGATTGGACAGTCGTGCCGGACG